ACACTATTAAAAGTTGGATTACCACTTGTTATAGTAATCCAACTTATCTCAATTACATTTTTATTGGCGAAGATGAGTAAAGATAAATCATTCTCCTGTAAAGCAGTCGGTGATTATTTTGTCTGCAAACAATTTAAATTACCCAGTTGACAAAGAATATAGATAGTGCTACAATAAATATACTGACCAAATATTATGACTGATTATTCAGAACAAAAGATGAAACTCAGAAGAGATGCTCTTTCAATTCTGTTAAAAAAATTTGATGACAATAGGTCAATATATGAATGTGCTGATGATTGGGTAAGCAAGCAGGTTTCAACATCTGGACTTGTAAAATATTATGAAGCATACTATAGTAAATCTAATTAAATAGAATTATGTTACAAAAAATCGTAAATGGAATCGCTATTGCAAGTGGGGTTGTATCTCTCACCGTTGTTGGTGTTGCTGGTTACGTATTCATACGCAAGGATGCGATTATCGAAAACGTCAAAAGCAAAGTGATGGAATCAGTTATACCAGGAGGTCTCGGTGGAGGAGCACTTGGTGGTCTAAGTGGAGGTCTCGTTCCAGACATGGAAAGTCCTATGGAAGCACCTGCTTCACCATTACCTACTGCTCCTGTTTCACCCTTCTAATCTAAAATTAAGATGTCTATATAGTGTAGATATCTTGATCTCATGACAGAAGACATAAAGAAAAAACCTCAAGGTCCCATAGGTAGACTCAAAGAGTTAGCAACAGACAAAGAAGAACAGTTAGAATTACTAAGTGTATTGGTGAGGATAATTGTTCTTTTTTGGTCAGGAGCAATACTATCATTAAACTATGTGACAATCCCAAATTATGAGAAAGATAAGATTGATCCAACCTTCATAGCTTCAGTATTTACAGGGGTTTTGGCTACCTTCGGGATTGAGACGGCTAAGAAAAGAGGTGATGGCACAATGAAAATGGGTGGAGGTAGTGGACCAGGAGGTGCAGTATCAAAGGCAGACATGGAGAAGTTGATTGAGAAAGCAACTCAGGCAGCACCTGCTCAGACTATCAGAATTGAACAGGCACCATTAGTCTTATCACCATCACAACCACCCAAGAAGGATAAGGCATGAACAACAAGTGGTCTAGGTTAATCATTATTGGATTAGGGGGAGTCATTGGTCTCTCCCATATTGGTATGATTGGAACTCTTATCAATCGTAAGAGTGATTTACCTAGTATCAATGTTCCTGTTGGTCCTTATACATCATACGAAGCAGAAGTAGGAAGAGACGGATATCGAATCAGTTATCGTGCAAACGATCCCAAGGTGATGCATGTGGAACGGGATATTAAAACCAAAGCAGGGTTTCTGGGATTGGGTAACAACACAACTACAGTCACTGAGCAGTACACGATGGACGGTGCAGTTCACACAAAACCAATCACAACAACAAACTCAGACGGAAGATCAGAAGCATGTATCAAAGCAGTCGGAGCAGGAGAAAACACAGGTAGGTTGGTGGGTTCCAGTGTTGGTGCTAGTGTTGCTCCCAGTGTTGCTAACATTCCTATTATTGGTTGGGTGGCTGCTGGTTGGGTAACAATGTTCTCAGGCAATCAAGGTGCAGAGATTGGTGGTAGTATGGCAGAAGATCTCAATAAGAACTGTTAAGCAAACCTTAAGCGGACATTAAATGTTTAAATAATTAGATGACGGATGATGGATTGGGATATTGAAGTAAAATTATTTAACGCTGAACACATGATTACTGTTTACGAAAAACACATTGAAGATTTAGAAAAAGAAAACAAAAGTTTAAAACTACAAGTTGAATTTCTAAAGCAACAACTAGAGTATAAAACATTCGGAAAACCAACAAATGAGGAGGTTGACTAATGAGTGGCGATTCAGGACTGAATGAACCAGTTGTTTTTTATAGTAAAAAAATGACTGAATCAAAGATAATTCTTTTATCTCTTAAGGGAATTGAATTAAATTTCGTAGAGGAGAAAAAGGAAGAGTCGAATAATAAATGGAATTAAAATTTTTTGAACTATTGGGGCACATTCAAATGAAACTAACTAAATCAAATGTAGAAGCATCTTTTGAAAAAATGAAAGATCATTTACTAGAGTTTGATGTCACTGCTGAGTTTGTAGATATAGATTATAATTACTATGGACACACAGAATTAATGGGTCCTGTGGTTACATTTAAAACAAATAAACCTGACATGGATTGGTTTGTTCAAGTCGAGGTAGAAAAAGATTTTCCTATGCTGGTTGGAGTAATTCGAGTAAGTTAGCGAGTCCACACATTAATGCGTAATTATACCTAGTGTGCTATACTATATAATATGTAACGGAATTGAAAAGGATCATGCACCATTACACACTCGCTTGGCACGATAGTCAACATGTCGAGCACCACATCTGCGAATATGCAGAAGATACATGGCAAGCAGCACAATATGCAAGAGAGGATGTCCCTTATCTACAGGGGCATCCTTATTCTTTGTATGAAATACTACGGGAGGACGTATGAAAAACTTACCTATCAGGTCAACCACTATTTTATTTGGAATTATATCTGTGGCAGTTTTCGCCTCGATTAACTACGCATGGGTATGAAGAAATTCAATACTTGGGTCTTGGATGTAACAATTTACATCCTCGACTTTCTCTACAGAGGTAGAGACTTTCAGAGGTTCTGGGTTCTAGAAGTTATTGCTAGAGCACCTTACTTCTCATTTATCAGTGTATTACATTTTAGAGAATCTCTTGGATTAAGAGGAGAGGAACATATATACTTGATGAAGGAACATTTCTATCAGGCACTCAATGAAACAGAACATTTGGAAGAGATGGAAACTCGTGGAGGTAATGAGTTTTGGATCGACAGATTCTTCGCTAAACACTTGGTTCTTCTTTATTATTGGATTATGGTTGCTTACTACCTCATTGATCCAATAAATGCTTACGATATCAATATGAAAATCGAACAGCATGCTTATGAAACCTATACTAAGTATAGTGTATGGCATCCAGAGGATACTAAGATTGCAGAAATTGCAGAGGATGAACTTGCACACGCAAAAGAATTAAAACACGCAATGTTAATGATCACATGAAATCTTATCACATCTACTTAGAAGATAAATGTTTATTTAAAAACCTTAATCAAGAAGAGTTTGATGTTGTATGGAGTAAAATATATTACTCTTACTGGAAAGAAGATTTAACGTATTCAGTGGTTGAAGACATAAATGTACCTGCAATGGAAGAGGCATCTTTTTGATACTACATACTATGAGACTTACTAAAATGTATGAGAGAACAACTGATTAAAGCACTTCTAGCACACGCTCAAGGAGATATTCAGAAGCATGTGGCAAACGTAGAAGTTTATCTGACAAACCCTGCAGGGATAGGTGAACATTCTAATATTGTAGAAGCAATTGAGACTGAACTTGATATGATTGCAAAGTATCAAGATCAAATTGACATAGTAAACAAGTATTTTAAAAGGTAAGTGGAACTAACTGAAAGTAATGTATTAGAATCATTGTCTGAAATTGCACCTTACATTGAGGCAGACGGTGGTTATTTGCAGTTTGTAGAAATAGAAGAAGAAACTAATTTTGTTAAGGTTAGATTAGGTGGTGCTTGTTCAAGTTGTGCAATGAGTGCCATGACAATGAAGCAAGGTATTGAAAAGAAATTGCTTCAAGACTTTCCTGATTGTAATGGAGTTATTCAAGTATTATGAAAAAATTAATAGCAACACTTCCAATGTTCTTTTTGACAATGTGCGGTACAGCACCAGTGATTGATCCACCTGCACATGCTTGTAGTCCTCGTTTGGATGGTGAACCCACTTATTGTCCTGATGAAAGAGATTTAATATTAGTACCAAGAGATAAAGTAACTTTACCTAGAGAAGCAGCACAGGGAGAGATAGACATTAGAAATCCATACCACTGGCAGAGTTTGCAGATGATGTTTCAGAGAAATGTAAATAAGGGTAAAATAGAACGAAATGCAACCTCACCTTCTGCTGCTATAAATAATGCACTAGATGATTTTATGGAGGCACAGTATGGGAGCAATGGTTCCACCAAGCAGGAAGAGCTGCTATAACTTTAGAGTAACGGAGATTAATCGTGTTGTTGACGGGGATACTATTGATGTCACCATTGATCTTGGGTTTGATCTATACAAGAAAGAAAGAGTTAGAGTTGCAGGAGTT